GTTGTTGGCGCGACCGGCACTGCACGGGTCACTGCCGGGTTCCCCGGCTGGCTCAAGACGAACGAAACTTCCACGAACGTGACTGCGCCTAGTTACTCGGGTTCAACCCCGACAGGTGCGGCCCAGGTGTGGAAGGCTTTCGGGACGCCCACGGCGTTTACCGAAGCGATGCTCAAGACCACGATGCAGGAATGCTACTCCAGTGGTGGCGAGCCGTCGATGCTTATGGTTGGTCCTTTCAATAAGACCGCCGTGAGTGCTTTCAGTGGCATCGCGTCTAGCCGCTACAACGTAGACGGTGCAGAGCCGTCAGTGATCATCGGGGCAGCAGACATTTACGTCTCTGACTTCGGTAATTTGTCCGTTGTGCCAAACCGTTTCTTCACTTCGGTGATAGATGCCGGTGCTGGCTCGCTGATGAACAACTGGGCGTTCCTTATCGACCCAGACGAGGTAAAGATCGCGAATCTGCGGCCTTACACCATCGAAACGCTGGCGAAAACTGGTGACGCTGATAAGCGGATGGTGCTACAGGAGTGGGGACTTCAGGTGAATAACGAGAAGGCCCACGGTGTGATCGCTGGAATTACATCGGCGTAGTCCTGCTGGTGGGGTGGGGGCTTCGGCCCCTGCCCCCTAGTAGGCACCATAATGTCTATGAAACGAGTGCTGGACTACGATCCAGCTACGGGTATCACGCAGTGGTTTCATTACGATGAGGCCACGGGTGATATGGGCTTGGAAACCGAGCAAGATGTAACATCAATAGTTGAGGGCACGAAGGGTGCCTTCAATCCGGTGGATGAACGGGCGTCATGGAAAGGCGACGTTCACAAAGTGGCGTCGATCCCGATGAGCATCTACCACGAACTCGCGAAAGTATCGAATAATTTTAAGGACCAGCGAGCAATCCGTAAGTGGCTGAACGACAAGGACAATCGTGTGTTCAGGACGAGGCCGGGGAGGCTTTAGGTGGCTATTACGACCTACGCGCAGTTGCAGACCGCGACAGCGAACTGGCTTGACCGCACTGACCTAGGTGCGCGTATCCCAGAATTTATCGAGCTTGCGGAAGCGAACTTTAATCGCGTAATTCGGCAACCTGACATGATCGCGAAAAATGACTCGTTTGCCATAGCAAGTCGCTATACGACACTACCCAGCGACACACTCGAGATCGTCAGGATTGTGATCGATCTTACGCCGGTTATTGTGCTAGAATACATGACGCCCGAAGAGATATCGGAGCGCAGGATCGTGATGAATGCGACGGGCAAGCCATACTACTTTACGACGGTCGGCGGCTCGACTAACCAGTTGGAGGTTTTACCATCACCTGACTCGTCGTACACCTCCTCTATCGTCTACTACACGCGTATAGCAGCACTAACTGATAGCGCGACATCAAATTGGTTGCTGGCAGCGCACCCCGACATATACTTATTTGGCACCTTGGTCGAAGCAGAGCCATACCTGAAGAATGACGAGCGGATGCCGATGTGGACTGCAAGGCTCGACAAGGCGCTCAACGACCTAAAACTGCAAGGAGAGCGGGAGCGTCACACTGCTTCCGGCCTCCGAATGCGCTCACGGGTACTAGGATAGACTATGGCTACTGCGAATCTGGGCATCACCCTACCAACTGTCGGGGGAAGTAGCGACACCTGGGGCACCACGCTTAACACTGGGATCACGGCGATAGACGCCCTTTTCTCAGTCAGCGGCACCGATGTCACTATGTCCGACATCAAGTTCAACAGTATAAGTGTGCAGGAAACGGGTGCCGGGACTGATACCGTCAAGATCCAAGCACCGAGCGCGGTAAGCTCTTCCTATACACTCACAATGCCAGCAGCAGTCGGTTCAGCGAACCAAGTACTGTCTGCTGCCGATGGGTCTGGTACACTCGCTTGGTCTACGCCCGAAGTCGGTGACATCACCTCTGTGGTAGCTGGCGCAGGAATGACAGGTGGCGGCACAAGCGGAGCGGTCACCCTGAATGTGATCGGAACGGCAGACAAAATCACAGTATCGGCTGACGCAGTAACCATCGCCTCTGGTTATGTAGGCCAAAGCAGCATCACTACGCTGGGCACGATTGGTACAGGAGTATGGTCTGGAACCACGATAGCCGTGAACAAGGGCGGCACGGGGCTGGCGTCTTATGCCGCTGGTGACATCGTGTATGCGAGTGGTACGACCACGCTTGCCAAGCTCGCCAAGGGGTCTGACACCGAAGTGTTGACCCTCGCTAGTGGCGTCCCGACTTGGGCCGCTCCCACCGTTGGTGACATCACAGGCGTGACTGCCGGTACTGGACTGTCAGGTGGCGGCACCTCCGGCACGGTCACGCTTAACGTCGAAGCCTCACAGACTCAGGTTACGGCACTCGGCACAATAGGCACCGGAGTATGGCAGGGCACCAAAGTCGCCTCCGCCTATCTCGACGATGACACGGCGCACCTGTCCGGCACCCAGACGTTCAGCGGTGCCAAGACGTTCTCCGCCGCGACCACGCTTTCCTCGACACTGGCCGTTGCGGGCGCGGCCACAATCGGGACTGCGGCTTCGACCGCCACCCGCAATTTCACGCTGCTATCTGATGCGCCACGCATCCTGATGGGTACGGGTGCGAGCAAGCCGAACTGGAAGGTCGCCGCGCAGGACTCACTAGACTCGACTTGGACTGTTGCCAAGGGTGGGAGCAACGACAGCGATCCCACAAACGACACATTCACCGATTTGCTCATGGTGTCGTCGTCCGCCGTGACCATTGTCCCGCCCCTGACGGTAAATTCGGCTGGTCCGAATTCGATAGGCGGCGCGGCAGACGGCAGGATCGCGATAACGCTCGGCGGCGGGTTCACATCGGACGGCTCGGGCACTCTAGCTGTCGGGACTGCGCTGCAACACGCCCTGACAGGTGCCGCAGGAGACACCGGAAGCCTCGCAATCGCCCATGTCCGGGGCAACGTGAACACCCAGAGCGCCACTGAGAGCATCGGAGTCGTCGCATCTCTCATGGTGGACGAGCCGATTATCGTTGATAATCTAGGCGGAAGCGGCGTTGTCACTGTTGGTGCAAGCCTGTACGTCACGGCTGCCCCTACGGAGGGCGCGACGAACGCTGCGCTGTATGTGGCGAGTGGCGCGACGATCCTGAACGGCTCTTTAGCAGTCACCGGCGCTTTAGATGTCACTGGCAGCATGACACTTCAGGGCTCGTCGCGTTCAATCGATTTTAATGATGACAACATCGTCATATCTCGCGCTACGGAGGACAAGCTCACGATATCGTCCTCACTGGCGACTTTCACGACCGGCATAGATGTCTCCGTGGGAACGCCCATCGTCAACGTCATAGCGACGACGACGGACGCCATCGCTGAATTGAGGTTGTCCCCGAATGGGGTAGGTGCAGGTGAGATCAATGTTGCGAGCGGTGGCCTCGAACTGCACCTACAGACTAATTCAACGAACCGTTTGGAACTCAACGCATCGTATGCCTTGTTCCATACCCGCGTATTGTTCCCGGCAGGTTCAGCCGCTGCACCCACCATCGCGGCCCAAGCAGACACGAGTTCTGGAATCTACTTCACCAACACCGACAATTTGACCGTAGCACACGACGGCAGCGCGATTCATGTGACGAACGGCGCGGCTTTGTACCCGTTCGCGGACGGCGTGACCGAACTCGGGGTGACAGCTAAACGCTGGGAACACGTATGGGCAGACGCCGTTACCGTCACAGGCGCGGTTTCCAAGGGTAGCGGTAGTTTCAAGATTGACCACCCGCTGCCCGCCAAGAAGGACACGCATCACCTCGTACACAGCTTCATCGAAGGGCCACGCGCTGACCTCATCTATCGGGGTGTAGCCACACTGTCTGGAGGCTCCGCGAGCGTGGATCTGGATGCCGCTGCTGACATGAGCGCGGGCACATGGGAGCTGCTGTGCCGTGACCCGCAGTGCTGGATACAGAACGACAGCGGTTGGGCGCAGGTCCGTGGCTCAGTCGCCGGGAGTACGCTAACGATTTCGTGTGAGGATGCCGCCTCTACCGACAGCGTGAGTTGGATGGTCGTCGCAGAGCGTCACGACCCACACATGATAGAGACTGGATGGACCGACGATGACGGTCGCGTAATCGTAGAGCCCTTGAAAGTTGCACCAGCCCCAGAAGATGGAGAGTAGTATGGCTGAACTCCTGTCACTACTCGCGGTACCGGCAGCAGCGGGCGCGGCATGGGCTGGAGTAAAAAGTGGGTTGAATGGCGCTAGAGAATCAATCACCCAGATTGAGCGCATCGTTAATCGTTTAGACGAAAAGGTAGACCAGCATGGCGACAGGATTAGCAGAATCGAAGTCGAAACAGCACACCTCAAGTCCCGTAACTGAGGGGCGCGACCTGGGGAAAGACGCCACAGTGATCTCCATGGACGAGATGGTGCCGCTCGAGGATGGGCAAGCTGAGATTTATGCAAGAGCATTTCAGGGGTTTCAGGATGCCCGCGAAAATCTCCAAAGCCTTTTGGTTGCGGGTGGTTTTGCGAATAAGGACATCATCAAGGCAGAGTTTGAGGGCGACAACAAGCACTTTGTTACCCGGCCTTCTGTAAATGGCGCACCTGGCTAATGCCAGCGGCCCAGTACGTTCCACTTCAGTTCAAGCCGGGTGTCTGGAAGAATGGCACCTTGTATCAAGCGCAGGGGCGCTGGTATGATGCTGACCTGATGCGCTGGAGTGTAGGTGCGCTTGGCCCAGTTGGCGGCTGGCGTCCTTGGGGCGAGGCGACATATCCAGCACGGGCAGATGTTGGTGCGGCGGGCGATACCGGACCACCACGCACCGCCCTATCTTGGATGGATAACTCGAATAATCGATGGCTCGCTGCTGGCTCGGCGTCTAAGCTCTATGTCTACAATTCGGGTGCGACCAGGTACGACATCACGCCCTCTGGATTTACCGCCGGAACGATAGACGCAGACCCTAACACTGGCTATGGCGATTGGCTTTATGGTAAAAGCCTATACGGTACCGTGCGCCCCGACCTTGGAATACCCGCCCCTGCGACTACATGGTCGCTTGATATGTGGGGAGAGGATCTTGTTGGCTGCACACCCGCCGATGGCAGAGTCTGGATCTGGAACACAAGTGGCGGCACGGGATCGGCAGCTACCCAGGTATCCGGCTCCCCAATCTATGTCACCAGCACATTAGTGACAGAAGAGCGCATCCAGATGGTGTTCGGCGGTGTGGTGGCTGGCGGTTCGGAGGCGAACGCAGATAGGCGTAAGATTTTCTGGTCAGACTCAGAAGACAACACCGACTGGACGGCAAGTGCTACAAATCAAGCTGGCGACCATACGGTAAACAGTAGGGGAGATTTACTTGGTGCGGTGAGAGTGAGAGGCAAGGTTTTGGTTTTCACAACAGATGACGCCCACACTGCGACCTATATCGGGTTGCCATATGTCTACCAGTTCGACCGCGTAGGCGATAACTGTGGCCCCGTTAGCATAAACTCAGTGATAGTGGCGGGGAACATCGCGTATTGGATGGGACGCTCTGCCAATGGGTTTTTCATGTACGACGGCTATGTGCGTTCGATTCCATGTGATGTCGAAGATTTCATCGTCACACAGATGAACGAAGCTCAGTCATCGAAAGTTGTCGCGTGGCACAATTCACTGTTTAGTGAAGTCGTTTGGTTCTACCCAGGGTCGGGGACTGAAAACGATGCATACATCACCTATAATTATGACGAAAAGCATTGGTCAGTCGGGACATTAGCACGAACGGCGGTAGTGAGTCGTGGGATCTTCGCACAGCCCATCTTGTTCGATCCAGTTGGCAATCCCTACGAACATGAGGTCGGCGGCACCTACGCAGACATAAACACTATAGATCGTTCTGGCTCTGCGCCGGTTACCACCTATAAGACCCCGCTAGTGCCTATAGTGGAATCGGGGCCAATCCAACTCGGCAGTGGTGACAGGCTTCTGTCTGCTACACACCTAATACCCGATGTGAGTGCATTAGGGGACATTACTACAACTTTCTATACGCGACTTTATCCGACCGATAGCGATACCACGCACGGCCCATATACGATGGCTGCGCCGACCTCAGTCCGCTTTACGGGCAGAACAGTGCGTATGAAGTGTACTAGCAATTCTGCCAATGCTTGGCGTGTCGGGATACCACGCCTGGAGATGCGACCAGGGGGTAGACGGTGAGCGTTACGGGCGCATCGGCTGCGATTCGGCTGCGGTTAGCGCCGCCAAGTGTTCAGTACAGTTCTGAACAGGAAGCGCACAGGAACTCAAGCCTGGAAAGAGCCGATTTGAGTAATTTCAAGCGTTTTCAGGATGTGGACCTAGCTAACAATGAACGCCTTATTTTGGTTTCTGCGAACGGGACACGCTATAGTGTTACAGTGACCGACGCGGGCACCTTGGGGACTACAGCGGTATGAACTCCACCGATCATAATGGATTCACTGAATCATGGCAGCGTAGTGAGCCATTTTTGGCTGACGCGCTGGGATTCTCTGGCTTACATTCGGTCGAGGACGTACTGGAAGAGGTAAAAGACGGTTCTGCGGTGTTCTATCCGGTCAAAGACGGCGCAGCGGTCTTTAGGTTAGGCGAATATCCGCAAAAGCGCGTTCTTTTGATTTGGCTATATGGTGGCGAGATGGCTTCAAACATAGAAGGCGTACTCGAGGCGGCTGAGTTCCACGCAGAAGAGCTTGATTGTGCGGAATTGATGATTGTAGGTCGGCGTGGCTGGGAGCGGGTACTCAAACCTCACGGGTTTGTACATCAAGGCGTTGTACTGACTAAAGACATGGGAAGTTGATATGGGTAGTGTACTTTCGAGCATAGGGGGCGCTGCAAAGGCCGCGCTGCCGTTCCTTGGCCCGGTAGGTGGCGCAGTAGGTGCTGTAAGTGGGCTTCTTGGCGGTGGCGGCGGTGGTGGTAGTGGTAGTGGTAGTGGTGGTGAGAATATGCGCCAGAGTGGTGGTTCAGCGTTTGACCCCGCGACACAAGAACGACAAGCACATCTGTGGAACCAAGCCCAGCGATACGCCGCTACAAACCCGTTCTCACAGCAGTATGGCGGTGCGTCATCGATGCCTGGTATGGGGGCAATGTCGCAAGCCGGTCAGAAGTACATGACGAACGCGATCCTCGGTCCCGGTCAATACCAGGGTCAGAATCTTGGATTCACAGACTATCAGCGTCCCCAACAGCCAGCTTTTACTTATCAGCCAGATTATGGGGCCATCGGTTCAACAAACCCTGCGCCAGGTGCGGGAACGGGTTCTTCTGGGCCTAGCCGACCAGGTGCGGGGACAGGTGGCAGTACTCGTCGAGATCCCCTGGGGCAGTGGGGCACCCCCCGCAGTGATAAGTTCGATGATGAGTTTGGTGATGAGTTTGGTTCGCTTGGTGGTAACAAAGGGAAGTTTGAGACGACACCATCGAATAAGTTCAATGATGAGTTTAGTATGCTTGGTGGTGATTTTGGTATCTCGGACAAGGGATCTGCTATTCCTGGGGGGCTGGGCGGACCTGGGGGGCTTGAAAGACTTCCCCAGGATAAATGGCAGGGCACTGGAGGGCCGGGGCTCGGTTACGAAGAGGTCAGCCGCGACGATTTGATATCAGCTCAACCGTTCCTACCGACTGGCGGATGGGGTAACGTCAAGCCCGTCGGCAAACGCGGCCTCGCAGACCTCAACAGGACTGGCACAGGCGGCCTCACTGGCATAGGCGGCACATTGGGTGGGCCGAAGCAGATGCAGCAGCAGTCGTTGCAGGCAAGGCTTTCAGGGTTGGGGGGCAACATCAGCCGGTCGGCAGCGGATGTTAACACAGGGTTCTCCATACCTAGTGGGCCGCAGCAGCAGCAGCAGTTTGCCGAAAAAGGGTTCGATGGTATTGACCGGCAATTGGGACAGGGACCACCGCCAGTACAGATGATGCGGGGTGGGCCAGACCAGTACAATGGTCGGAATATCTCTGACGG